GCATTTACATATGCGGAAGAATGCTATTTTGATGATAAACTCCCTCCTTATGGAGAGAGGTCAAGATTTAGATGATATAGATGTACATACTACTCAACCAGCCAATTTTATGGATAGTTTTTTAGATGTTCCTCTACCTAAACCATCCGTTATAGCTGAAGACGAATCCTGTATAGTTGTTGAAAAACAAGCTAAACAAGAGAAGTCTAAAGTTCTTGATGATCTCCCTAAAAGGAAGTGTAAAACTCAAACTTCCTCGTCCTCTTCTGATCAAGTAGAAGATGAATCTCGTAGTGACCCCCCAAAGATAACTAAAGAAATGTATCGTGTAGGCGCGCCTATCGTTCCTCCACCTCTTGTTCAAACTCATCCAAGATTTAGAGGTTTCAAAGAAACTCTAGTGGTGTGGTGTTTGCATGTCATTTCTTTTGACCCTTTTATTTGGACGATGTTTGGTTTTCAAGCATTGTTCACAACTTTAGCAGCTATATTTACACCGTGGCTTCTCTTTTCCTGGGTGTTATTCTTTCCATTTACTTGGATTCGACTCAACTTTGAATCATTGAAAAAGAAAATGATTGATTCACAGATGAAAGAATCTATGGAAGAAATTCACCGAAAAATAGATACTGCAGTTCAAGATGTGACTGCCAAAGTTGCTGATGTTCGTGATAAATCTTTTGGATGGGTCCCGGGATGGGATGATTTTTCCCCAACTGTAAAAAATACCATTGCTTCTTTAACAACAACAATATCCTTAGCCGCTTTAATTACTATTATCATGGCTACAGTTTCATTTATCAGAAAGAAAAAGAGTAAAATTGTTGAATCAAATTCTCCTGCGGATTTGGCTTCATCTTATTTTACACATATTCTGAAAGTGTGTGCTGTAGCAGGAGTTGCTGTTGCTTTTACAATTAAAATAAATTCCTTTCTGTCGGCTGTTAGAAGTTTGAATTCTATGTGGTCTACTTTTTCCTCATCATCTTGGAAGAAAACTTGGACAAAAGGGAAATTGGTTGAAGTTTCTGCTGTTTATACCGATCATTATATAGATCTTGTTACTGGACGTATTCTTGTTAAAGATGAATATATCCCATTTATATATACTCGACCACTTAATCTTTCAGACTCTTGGATCAAGGAACGTTCCAAGTCTGAAATTCTTTATGATTATTATAAGGAGAGACTTAGGGAGCGATTCCCCGGCCTTGAATTTGAAGATGATAATTTTTTAACTATAAGAGATTGGAAAACAGCCCCTGCCCAAGCGTTACTTGAAGATATTTTGGCTCAACATTGTCCTCCTGAGTCATATTCTTCTTTTAATCTTCTTATAGCTATGCGGTGGGATGATAAAATGCTCCATTGCAGAACCCATAATGGTATGCCTACTTGGTTTACGTCTGTGCCTCATGCTCAAAAACTCCATAAATTTAAAACCGATTCAAATCGTTTTCCTTATTATGTAGCAGGATACCTTTCTCGTTTTGTTCATATACCTACTGTTTCGCTGTCGGTATATGAATTTAGACTTGAGAATAGACCTCCATTAGTTATTTGTGCTAAAAACCCTCAAGATGCACAGGAGACATATCGCAAATCTATGAAACAAGATTCCTCTGTAATTTCCTTTATTGAAAATATTCAGGAATTTATGGCTAAACATAAATATAAGATTGTTGGTTTTTTGGCTATTATCACTCTTATATATGTTGCAACATATTATTGGTTCAAAAATAAATGGTCCTCTCGCGCTAGAGAGTCTAAAAAGAAAAATCTAGTGTTGGAAGGTGGTGATCGTGGTACGCGAGGTACCCGAATGAAAGCTTCCCAAGCTCAATGGGATGATTACAAAGTTCAACAACTTAGACAAGAAAGAGATGAACTTCGTAACCTCAAGTGGGAAATCAAAGACCGTATTGCAGAGATAAATCTTTATGGATCTTCAACGGCTCAACAAGATGCTTTAGATTTTAATGTTGACCAACTTAAACAGACTCAAAATAGATTGAGTCATTTAAAAGTTGAACTTCAAAACATTTATGATGGCAAATTTGATGCTTCATTCCAACCTTCTCATAAGAAACAAACTCGTGTTAATCTTACGAAGGCTTTGCCCAATTCTCAGAAACCTCGAAAACTTAAAGAGGATAACGATGATGAGAATGAACAACCTGTTGTTTATCAACCGGTACAAAATCAACCTGTGGTTCAGAAAAAAGAAGAACCAGTGACACCAGCAGCTGCTTTAGTTGCTG